CCTGTTTTCACAAAGTCGCGAAATTATTGGTTTTGTGTAGACTAGATGTAGTGGTCAAAAACCTACAGACCACAAGATGTAGGGGTTATGAAACTCGAAAGAATCAAAGTCTCCGATTTGCGGTTAGATTCAAATAACGCTAGACGGCACGATCAGGCAAATTTAGCGGCAATTAGCGGAAGCCTAAAGCAATTCGGACAGCGTAAGCCAATAGTCATAGATGGTGAAAATACCGTTGTCGCTGGCAACGGAACACTAGAAGCCGCCAAGCTAATCGGCTGGACTGAGATTGACTGCGTTCGTGTTCCTGCCGACTGGACTGCCGACCAGATAAAGGCTTACGCTCTCGCCGACAATCGAACCGCTGAGTTGGCTCAATGGGATGAGCAAGTAATGGCAGCTCAGTTGCTCGATTTACAAGAGGCAGGTTTTGACATTGAGGCAATCGGCTTTGAGTTAATTGAGCCAGAGCCAGAACCTGACTCCGAGACAGAAGACGAGCTACCAGAACAAGTCGAGCCACGAACCAAGCTTGGACAGATTTGGCAGCTAGGCAGACACAGAATTATGTGTGGCGATTCAACCGACTTAAGAACAGTGAGCAATTTGATGGATGGCCAGAAAGCTGACTTAGTTCTAACCGATCCGCCCTTCGGAAATGATTTAGGTTATGGCAGGGGGCAACTTGGCGAAAGAAGAATACTAAATGATGAAAATACTAATGTTCTAGAAACTTTCTTTGCACCATTAGATGCACATCTGAAAAATAACACGCATTGCCTTGTTTGGATTCAGTGGAGAACATTTGCCAAATTAGAAAAAGCTTTTAGCAAATACAAGCTAAGAACTGTTGTCATTTGGGATAAAAAACAGGCTGGACTTTCTGGCGGCGGATTTGCAGAGCAGTATGAAATGCTTTGTGTTTTCCTCAAAGGCAAAGCTGTTCAAAATGAATATTCGGGCAATGTTTGGTCAATGGCTAGGGAACATGGCAGCAGGGAAGAAATAGAACACCCACACAAAAAGCCAATTGAACTTTTGGCTAAAGCAATAAATCTTTGTTCAAAACCAAGAGATTTGATTCTAGATGTTTTTGGTGGTTCAGGCTCAACCCTAATTGCAGCAGAGAAAACAAATCGCACTTGTTATATGATGGAACTTGACCCCAAGTATTGCAATGTCATAATCCAGCGTTGGGAAAACCTAACAGGCAAGAAAGCTGAGCTAGTCAATGCCAGCAGGTAGGCCAGCCAAACCCATCGAGCAGAAAAGATTATTAGGTAATCCAGGTCGGCGACCATTGCCCGATAGTTCCTCAATAGCGATTCTTCCAGCTATTCAAGAAATTCCAGAACCATCTCGTCCACTATTGAAGTATGGTCGTGAGCTTTGGGATAAGGTTTGGGATGTCGGCGCTCCCTGGATAAGTCCAAATACAGATATTGAGCTTTTGCTAATGACTTGCGAAATGATAGATGAGCGTTGGAACTTGCGCGTAAAGGTTATGCAAAACGACGATGCAAGAATGAGGCGCGGACTCAGGGAACTAGATCGCCAAATCATTTCCAATCTTTCGCTTCTGGGCTTTACGCCATCGGATAGAAGCAGACTAGGTGTAGCCGAAGTCAAAGCCGTAAGCAAGCTAGAAGCCTTACGCCAAAGGCTAGGCGATGGTAAATAATTGGCCACCTCGCTGGCTTACTGATGTGCCCGATGAGGCTTTAGATAGCGTAAGAATCCAGACAGTTCTTGAATTTATAGATTGTTTTGGCATTATTACTAAGGACTCCGTAGCTGGTCGAGCAGGAACGCCACTAGTTTTACGCGACTGGCAGCGCGAAATGATACGCCGTATATACGCCGATGATGGCAAAGGCGGGTTCCTTCATCGCATAAGTTACGTCGGCCTACCCAGGAAAAACGGCAAAAGTGCAATAGCCAGCACGCTTGCCCTCGCCGATTTATTTGTTCTTGGAGGTCGAGGTGCTGAAATCTACAGCATCGCCGCCGAAAAAGAACAGGCTCGCATTGTTTTCGCGGATGCAAAAAGAATTATCGAAGCTCATCCTGAGCTATCGGAAATAAGCAAGCTCTATCGCGACGCTATCGAAATCCCTTCGACTGGTTCGGTGTATCGAGTGCTATCAGCCGAAGCCTATTCAAAAGAAGGACTATCGCCGGTAGCCGTTTACGCCGATGAGATCCACGCGATGCCCACGCGCGAGCTTTGGGATGTTATGAGTTTGGCGATGGGAGCTAGAGGCAACCGCGCTCATATGGTCGGAATCACTACAGCCGGAACGCGTAGCGACCAGCTCGGCGGTGACTCAATCGCCTACAGCCTTTACAACTATGGCAAGAAGATAGCAACCGGCGAATCTGAGGACTCGACGTTCTTTATGGCGTGGTGGGAAGCGCCAGAGAACTCAGACCATCGCGACCCTGAAACTTGGAAGATAGCCAACCCAGGTTACGGCGACATATGCGCCGCCGAGGATTTTCTTTCAGCCGTTCGCACAACTCCGGAAGCCGAGTTCCGTATAAAGCGCGTAAACCAATGGGTAAACACGAAGTCCGCCTGGTTGCCGGCTGGTGTTTGGGAGGGATTGGCCCAAGACTTCGAGCTTCAGCCCGACGATGAATACGTTTTGGGCTTCGATGGATCTTGGAAAAACGATTCTACGGCTTTAGTTGCGGTGATACTTCCGCGAAATGAAGAAGAACCATACAAGGCTTTTCGCGTAGCAAGCTGGGAAAAAGACTTCGCATTAGACGACGATTCTTGGATTGTCGATAAAGCGGAGGTATCTAAAGCGGTTATTGACTTCTTTTTGGCTAATCCCAATTGCCGTGAGATAGTTTGCGATCCGACTTATTGGCAGGACGAGATGTTTCAATGGTCAGAAGCGGGGATGAACGTCCTCGAATACCCGAACACAATAAGCCGAACCGTGCCAGCCACGGCCAAGCTCTACGAAGCCATTATGAATAGCAAGTTAGTTCACAATGGCGACCCTGCTCTAGCTAGGCATATGGACAACTGTATTCTAAAGATAGATTCTGGCCGCGGCGCGAGAATCACGAAGGATTACAGAAACCCAAAGTTGAAAATCGACTTAGCTATAGCCTTACTAATGGCTTATGACCGAGCCAGTAGTAAACTTGAACCAGAGATAACGCCGCAATTCTTTATCTAGGAAGTTATGAGCGACATACTACAAATAGGCGGAGCAGTTTTAGTCACGCTAGGAGCAGGACTAATCTTCATTCCAGCGGGCTTCATCGTAGGCGGCATCTTGGCAATAATTCTTGGTATCAGTTTGGAGCGTAAGTAATGTTCGACCGCCTATTTCAGCAACGCGCGATTAGTTATCAGACCATCTTTGAGTCTGGCGACGATATCGTTTTCGGCAACTACAGCGGCACATACATAAACAAGGACACCGTATTTCAGGTAAACGCGGTCTTTTCTGCCATTTCACTAATTGCAGATACGATCAGCACGCTCCCAATCGACGCTTATATTCGTCGCGACGGCGCTCGTTTTCCATTTAGACCTCGACCAATCTGGGTAACTCAGCCAGATATCAGCATCCCTAGAGAAGCTTTTTACAACCAAGTAATCGTTTCTATGCTCCTCGATGGCAACGCTTTTATCCGCGTGACCTCAAATGCACGAGGCGAAGTGGTGAATCTAACAGTTCTAAACCCTCAGACCGTAACAGTTACTAGAACCGGATTAGGAACTTTGGTATTTACGGTCGATGGTGAGGAGAAACCGCTAACTTCTGAGGATATAATCTTTATTCCCGACGTAATGCGACCTGGTGATTTACGAGGCATTTCACGAATCAAGGCACTCGGCGAAACTTTTGGTTTGGCTCTCGCGCTAGAACGTTACGCCTCGACATTCTTTGGACAAGGCACAAACCTAAACGGTGTAATCGAGTTCCCTGGCAACTTGAACAAAGAACAGGCCGAGCAACTTGCATCTAGCTTCGATAATCGCCACCGCGGTTGGAAAAAAGGACACCGCACCGGAGTTCTATCGGGCGGCGCTAAGTTCGTATCGACTCAGACCGAACCAGAAAAGGCGATGCTCGTCGAGTCGCGCAACCAGTCAATCGCCGACGTGGCTCGTGCCTTCAACATTCCACCGCACCTACTCGGACTTCCAGGCACAACAAGTTACGCGAGCGTGGAGCAGAATAACCTCGCTTGGATTACTCACGGCCTCCGTCCAATTTGCGCCAAGATAGAAGGCGCTCTAAGCCCGCTCCTACGACGTGAGCAGGGCGGAGAAGGCGCGTTTATCAAGTTCAACCTAGATGGACTAGCACGCGCAGACCTCCAAGCAAGAACTTCCGCTTATTCGACAATGCTGCAAGCCGGCGCGATGAGCATAAACGAAGTCCGCGCATTAGAGGATCTACGACCAATAGGCGACGAGGCTGCTAGCAACCCTCGCGTTCCACTTGCGAACGTAAACCTAAACGCAGCCGACCTAAAGGCTATGCGTGAGCGCGTAACAATGGTTCGCGAGTTAGTATTCTCAGGATTCTCGCCAGAACAGGCACTAGCCGCTATGGGCTTGCCACAGATTGACCACACCGGAGTTCCTTCAACTCAGCTACAACCGCTATCACAACTAGACCCGCTAGATCCTAAAGCGGCTTATGAGGTTCAATAATGGCAATTACCTACAATCTTTACGAGATTGGCAATACCGCACGCGAAATAGTTGCACCATCTAGCGACTCACAAAAGGTATGGATTCAAAATCTAGAACCACTTAGCGATACCGACGAATACGCTCGCGCTGGATTTATTTACCAACTTTCGCAAACTTTTACTATTGCAAGCCCTGGAACAGCGCAATTCAATATCGCAACCGGTAGCGCCGGGTTACAAATCGAGTATTACGAAATCATTAGCGATACTTCTGCAGTAACCTCCTCACTTATTGAAGGTGCAACCGTTACGACGAATGGAGTGGCTATACCTTCTTACAACTTGAACCGTGTTGTAGCTGGAACGCCAACCGCAACGCTATCCAGCGCCACAACGGTTACAGGTGGAACAGTTATTGCCACCGAGTTTCTTACCGCTGACAAACACGCCGCGGGTGGCGGAGCTGGCAGTTACAAAATCTTTACACTAAAGCCAAGTTCAAATTATGTTATGCGTTTTGTAAATAATGGAAATCAGTCCACAAGCACGCATCTAATTCTTGGATTCTCTGAAAAATACAACGGACTAAACCAAGTTTGGTTAGGTTCTTCGGCTGGTTCTGCCGTTACCCTACGCGGTCACGAAATGATACAGCTCGACGTTCGCGGTGGAGAGCAGATTACAGCCGTAAGCGATGGAGGAACCAACACGGTAGTCGTTATGAGGCAGGACTAAAGTGCCTTATTTTATTTCGGACTCTAATCCCAATTGCTCTGGCTGGGCAGTAGAAAAAGAAGATGGCGAAGTAATGGGTTGCCACTCCACTAAGCAAGCTGCTATAGATCAAATGGTAGCTATTTCAATCGCTGAAGGTATTGAGCCAGGTGGCGAACGTAATGCCGATGGCCCTCCGGCCATAATCGTAGATATTGATGGCACGCTAATTCTGAATGGTCGCCGTAATGAGAGGTTATACAACTACCTAGACACCTTCGACGATACCGAAATTATTATCGTTACAGCCCGCTTAGAGGATGACCGTGCTGAAACTGAGCGCGAATTAGATGCTTTAGACATAGATTACGACAGCCTGGTTATGAAGCCAAGCGAAGAAATCAGCTCCCCAGACTTCAAAGAAGAAGCCGCATCGAGGCTTTTAGAG